TGCCTGCCTGTACCGATGAAGAGTTATGGAGAGAGGATTCAGTATTCAAGTACTACAAGAATCCAACCAAGATGACCCGTAGCACAGCCAATTTCCCGACCTTTGCAGAAGCCCATGTACGCATGGCTCAAGAGGGAGGGGTTGGCACTATCGTAGAAGTCAAACCCCAACCCAAAGCCTGCCTGTACTGTAAGGCTTTCCCTATTTGCAAACAGAAAGACCAGTTTGATCTGGTGAAGGAGTAAGCATGTTTGTTTTACGATTTTACAATGTTTTGCTTAACTGGGCGAACCAGTTATTGGATACTGCGGTAACACCTGTGCTACCAACAGTAACAGCAGAAAGTATAGAAATTGACTCACCACCTCGAAAACGCAAGTACACCAGAATCCGCAGGAAACCTTCGGACACTACCAAGTTCACTGAAGAACAACGACAGAAGATTTGGGTAAGGTACCAGAGCCACCTGCAATACAATAAAGCGTACCCTGTCACTCCCATAACCTTTCAGCAGTTTACTGATGATCTGAATTTTCACTTTGGTACTAACAAATCCAAAAGTGCATTCATGCTGATTGTGAAGGAAATGGGACGTAAGCAGGCTCCTCAAAGTAGTAGAGAGACGCTGGAGTATATATGAAAGACCTTGCCACGATTCCCCATTTCCCTGTTGCAGAACGTCTTACACAGACCATCTGCAAGCGTACACAGAACAATGATCCTATCTTCTTCCGCATACTGGTGAGCTATCACCTAACTAAACTGGCTAGCATGATGCGAACCCATATACAGTCACCGGACAGAGGGGTTATACCAGTCAATATGTATGCGATTAATCTGGGTAACTCTGGACTGGGCAAGGGCTATGCCACTGATCTCATGGAAGACAAGGTAACTCACAAGTTCCGTAAGAAATTCCTGGAAGATACTTTCCCTGCCTTGAGTACAGCTCATTTGCATAAACTGGCTGCGCGTAAATCCCTGAAACAGAGCACGAACCAGGACGAGGAACAGGAAAAGATAGAGAAGGAGTTTAAGGATCTTGGTCCTCTGCTGTTCTCCTTTGACAGTGCGACTACCGCTGCTGTAAAGCAAGCCAGACACAAACTGTTGATGGCTAATGCAGGTTCTTTGAACTTTGAATGTGATGAGATCGGTTCCAACCTGTTGGGACAAATGGACGTGTTAACTACGTTTCTAGAGCTTTTCGATATGGGAAAGATCAAACAGAAACTGGTCAAACATACCAAAGACAACATGCGTAACGAGGACATAGACGGTAAGACACCGACCAATATGATGCTGTTTGGTACCCCTACTAAACTGCTCAATGGAGCCAAGACAGAAGAGGAATTCTTTTCTCTGCTGGACACTGGCTACGCAAGACGGTGTTTGTTTGGTTTAAGTCGTAAGTTCAATACTGGTCCTGAACTCACAGCTGCAGAAGTCATGGCTATTCTCACTGATCCTGCTGATGACGTCATGATGGCTGATGTAGCCAAGGATCTACAGGCATTGGCTGATCCAGTGAACTTTGGTAGAAAGATCCGTGTACCAGACGATGTAGGGCTCATATTGATGGAGTACCGCATTGCCTGCGATCAACGGGCTCATAAGATGCCGGAGCATAAAGAGATCCAGAAAGCAGAAATGCAACACAGACATTCCAAGGCTCTCAAGCTATCGGGTACCTATGCTTTCATAGCTGGCTCAGCAGAGATAACAGAGGAGCTGTTACTGCAAGCCATAAAGCTCACAGAAGAGTCAGGGGAGGCATTCAACCTGATCCTGAACAGAGAGAAGCCCTACGAGAAACTAGCCAAGTACATCGCCTCTGAAGGCCGGGAATTGACCCATGTGGATCTCACTGAGGATCTACCATTCTATAAAGGCTCTGATGCCAGTAAACGTACTCTGCTGGATATGGCTACTGCCTATGGTTATCGCAATAACATAATTATCAAGAGGCACTACTACGAAGGCATAGAGTTCCTGAAAGGCGAATCCCTTGAAAAGACTGATCTGAATAAACTCACCGTCTCCTACAGCACACAGATGGCTGATAACTATAAGAACGACATAGCCAAGTGGGATGACTTGCACAAACTTACCCAGGCACAAGGATTCCACTGGGTCAACCATCACCTGCTACCTAATAAATAAGAGGCATCCAATGTCCCTGCTAACCGTACCAGGGTACCGCGATGAGGACCATTGCGTACCCGGATTCAATCTCATAGTCATTGATGTGGACAAAGGATCTACCATCCAGCAAGCCCAAGGGCTGCTCAAAGACTACAAATGGATGATGTATACCACCAAGCGACACACCGATGAGGAACATAGATTCAGAATCATATTCCCCAGTCCTTTTGTGCTGAAATTTGACGCACAGGAGTACAAGGAGTTCATGAGGAACATCTATGACTGGCTACCCTTCGAGGTAGACGCACAGACCCACCAGAGAGCTCGTAAATGGCTCTCACACAAGGCCCAGTACTGGTACAACGAGGGTGAACTATTGGATGTTCTGGCTTTCATACCCAAGACAGCCAAGAACGAAACCCGTAAGAAGTTTGTAGCCAATACCATCAGCCTAAGTAATCTGCAGAGATGGTTCGCCAGCAAGATGCAGAATGGAGAGAGGAATAACCACTTCCTGCGTTACGCCATGATGCTGGTTGATTCTGGCTTACCGTTCGATCAGATCAGGGATCAGGTATTGGAGCTGAACGCTAAGCTCGCTGATCCTTTAGATGACCAAGAGATCCATGCCACCGTTATGGTTTCCGTAGCGAAAGCCATTCACAACAAACAATAGAGATCCATATGAATAACAATCTGGTTCTAATCAGTGGCAAGAGTGCCACCGGGAAGTCCATGTGCTTTCGCAATCTGAAGAAACCTGAAGGGGTGATGTATCTGGGTTGTGAAGGTAAAGGACTACCGTTTGCTTCCAAGTTCCAAAAGTACACAATCACTGATCCACTGCAGGTATACGAGGCGTTTGCTAAAGCAGAGTCTATGCCTGCGATACATACCATTATTGTGGATAGTATTACCTATCTAATGGATATGTATGAAAGCCTGTATGTACTCACTGCAGCCAATCAAATGGCGGCTTAACTTTAAAAGGCCCATTACGTAGAAATACATAATGATAACTAATTGAATTCAGGGAAACCCCTAACGTAAAGACGAGGGCAATCCTGAGCTAAGTTTAACTTGAGAATACTTAGCCCTAACATATAATACAACGATACTAATATTCATGAGTGTTTATGTATGGCTAAAGAAATAACTGAAGATATGTTTGCAGGCAACTTCATAAGAGAGTTACCCCGAAAGAGGGTACCGGCGAAAGGCAGACCTAATGGTCACCTACGACGATATGTATTACTACAGTGTAAAAACTGCAGTATTACTTTTGAAGTTTCTTTAGATAACGCATTAAGAACTAAGCAAGAATGCTGCTCACTTTCCTGCCATATGCGATTAACCGAATCAATTACTGGTGGAAATGAAAAGCATCCTTTGTACCCTCGCTGGTTATCCATGCGACAAAGGATATATAACCCTGAAAACGTAAACTATAAACATTACGGCGGTAGGGGGATTGCTATAGAAGATGGGCTAGACGACTTTGTGGTGTACACCAACTACGTTACGAGTTTACCCAACTATGCTGAAATAAAACTTAATGATCTTCAGTTAGATAGGATTGATAACAACTCAAACTATAAGATGGGCAACTTACGCTGGACTACACGTTCAGTACAAGTAGCAAATCAAGGACCACGCTCAACTACTTCAAATAAGTATAGAGGAGTTACTTGGAGTAAATGCCATAGTAAATGGGTTGCTAGAGTTGATTATCGAGGCATTACTTATTGTTCTTCAACACATTATTCACAAGAGGCTGCTTTAGCCGATAGGAATAGATGCATTACAGAACATAGCTTGCCACATCCTATTCAAGTATACACAGGTTAAAAAAGTGCAACGACTATCCTGTAAAGGAGTAGGGCATAAGCTAATGATGCTCGAAGCGGTTAGTACCTTAACAAGTAAAGTTGAAGGTAAAGATATAGTCTGGACTGCATGGAGACATGCAGACGCAGGTAAAGCTGCTGGTACAGTATTGCGAACTGTGCTGAACATATCGTGGGGTACATATGCCCAGTTCTTTAAACGTCTCATGAGCCAGTATGTAGCCAGTTCTACCAAGAACATTCTGTTTACTGCACACACCATGGATATCCTCAACGAAGCTGAAATGGTCAATGAGACGCTCGTAAAAGTAAAAGGCTCCCTAATGAACAATGGGTTGGAGTCCTACTATTCTACGGTTATCAGTACCAAGAAAATCCCGTTAAAGAAACTGGAAACCTACAAGTCGCCGTTGCTTACCTTCACCGAAGAAGAGCAATTGCTTGGTTACAAATACTGCTTCCAAACCAAGTTGACTAAAGAAACTGTTAACGAACGCATACGCTCTTCATTGGGTATGTGGAACATTCCAGAAACCTACATTGATAACGATATTCAGCTTGTTCTGGATCGCATTCACAACTATTACAAATAACCCGTTTATAAACCAAAGAGAAACTAACCTATGAGCATGCTTGCTAACTTAACTTCTGATGCCACCATCGTAGAAGACAAAGACACCCTTGGTGGAGGTTCCTACGTACTGGAATCCGGTGTCTATGACATGACTATTGAACTGGCTTACCTCGCCAAATCACAGGAAGGAGCCTTGTCCCTTAACCTGCAGCTGAAGCACAACAATACGATTGTGCGTCAAACCCTGTGGCTCACTGGTGGTAACGCCAAGGGCAACAAGAACTACTACCTCAACAAGACCGGTGAGAAGAAGTACCTGCCGGGCTTCTCACATGCCAATGCCTTGAGCCTGTTGACTGTGAAGAAAGAAATCAACCAAATACAGGATGAGCCCAAAGTCATCAAACTGTATGACTACACTGCGAAAGCAGAGGTACCTACCAAGGTCGATATGTTGACTGAACTGTTGGGTCAAACCATCTCTATTGGCTTGCTCAAACAGGTCGTAGACAAGAATGTGAAGACCAGTGATGGTACTTACGTTCCTAGCGGTGAAACCCGTGAGGAGAACGAGATCGACCGTCTGTTCCGTGCTAGTGATGGCAAGACCGTCAATGAGATCAAGGACGGTGTAGATCCCGGTGAGTTCCGTGATGCATGGGCCAAGAAGTGGACCGGTGTCACCAAGCAGAAAGCCAAAGGCGCTGGCAAAGGTGGTCCTGCTCCTATGGGTGCTGTGTCCAATGCAGCTGCTCCTGCTCCCCGTAAGAGTCTGTTTGACGAATGACCTGTACTGCCCCCTTTTATAGGGGGCCTACTTCCGAGGTTACTATGACCACTAAATATAAAGCTGTGCTAGGTGTAGACCCCGGTGAAAAGGGGGCTATATGCCTCCTGGTACCCGCTCTAGCCAAGGTAGAGTTCATGCCCACTAATACCGTACCGTATCAGCTCCTGTGCTGGCTACAGGCTGTCTCAGACACCTATAGCGTGTCTCTGGTAATGATTGAGGACGTACACTCTATCTTTGGTGTATCTGCTGGTTCCAACTTCAACTTCGGATTCAATCTGGGGTTGATCCATGGAATGCTGGCTACACTACATACCATGAAGGATACCGTTACACCCAAGAAATGGCAGAAGCAACTGGGTATCACCGAGAAAGGCAAAGGCATCAAGAAGAACACCTTTGAATTGATCCAGAAGCTCTACCCTACAGCTCCATTGACTGGTCCCAAGGGGGGATTATTAGATGGTCGCAGTGATGCGTTAGCCATAGCCCATTATGCTACTTACTTTTACAAGGAACGCTTATCCACATGATTACAATCACACTCTCTCAGAGTGACCTGGAAGAGGCACTACTGAAATACATACAGGATCTGGGTGTCAGCATTCACGGTGCTGATGTGTCCGTAGATCTCACAGCAGGCAGGGGAGCTAATGGCTTCTCTGCTTCTATCAATTTGGATTTTCCCAAGAAAGTCGATATTCCAGTAATACCGATGGTCGGCAAGAAAATCCTCTCTAACATGGAAGAAATGGTAAAGGAGATGGATGAACCAAAAACAACAGTCATACCTGAACCTTTACCAGTCAACAATAAGGAGGTTGTTACAAGTCTCTTTGACTAGGTAATCAGGTACTCTTATGTCTCAGTTCTTCGCTTGGTGCAAGGCTATTCTCATCTCTATTGTTCTACTAGCCATTATCACAATACTGCCCTTACTGATCTCAGCATTGGGTGTAGCCCTGTGTATTGGTGCGCTTGCAGTCCTTTGCAAGCTAGCAATAGACGAAGATAACCTTAGAAAGTAGCTTTCAACGCATCCTTCACCAGTTCCAGGGAAATCATCTCACTTGAGCCAAAGGGTACACCCAATGGATTCTGGAAGTGAGATAGCATTCCCTGTTCCAGTACGGACGAGTTCATGATGTTGGACACTGGTCCAAATAGTAACTGCCCCAGTGCCAGTACAAGAACTCTGGAAGGATTCTCAAAAGCCAAGGCTACAGCTATCTGCTGGACACGCAGGAAGTACTTGGTAAACATAGCCAATCCCATCCGGTTAGCGTAGTCCAGTCCTTCATGGGTCGGGATATCATAATTAATAAACGTCTTCACAATGTTGTGAACCGAATCTTCCCGACTCATCTTTTTCACATTCAGGTTGTGCTGATGTAGTACATACCGTGCTGTAAAATCACTCAGTTGTGTCACACCTCTCAGTATCTGATACGCCTGTGTATCGTGCTTCAGTAAGAATATCTCTCCTGCTCGCTTCACCTTGGGATTTATCTTGCTGCCCAGTTTACCGGTTACCGGAGACACCAGTTTCTCCAGTGGTGTAGCGTAGGTTTCTGGCAGGTTGAATGCTTCCACATCTTCCATAATGCTCTGATACACCCCAGCATTAATCAGCTCAGCTACCGGGTTACGAGCCATACGCTCTGCTATCTTAGCCATTTGTGCCGGTAGATGTTTGCGTGTTGGATCGTAAGAGTATTCCCGCTTCAGGTTGTCCAGTTCCTGCTTGTCCTTGTTGTAGGTACGTGAGCCAACAATAGCAGTGTGTGAATGTTTGATAATATCTGCAAAGGGTACGCCCTTGGCCCACAACAGCATGGTATTACTCATGATGTTGCCAGCCAGTATGTCTACACTCTTCACAACAATAGAATCTTTCGCAAGTCCTATGACTTCTTGCCAAAGGTTTTCAATCTTGCGTATGTTGTGGTCGTTCACTTTATTGAGTGATACCGCACCAAACAGCTTCAGCAAGGTTCTGTAGGTGGTTCCCAATCCACCGGCTTTATCCCGTAAATCTGTGACACTCCATTGCTTGTAACCAAATACGGTCTTCAGCATAGAAGTACGAATATAGATCGCATCTGCACCAAAGGTTCTACGAATCTCTTTGCGCATATCCTGTGGCATCAGGTAATACAATTCCCTGTCCTTGGGTCGCAGTGAGTTCAATGAAATAGCCGTGAAATCAGCTGAGTTTCCTAAGTAGTTCTGCTGGTAATCCTGAAAGGCCAGTTTCACAATCTCTTTGTTCACTGTCTTGGTATTCACCTTGTCAGTGATACTACCCAGCATGTTCCCCATGACCACATCGAAGGGATCTTGTAAGTGCAAATAGGCGACTTTCTTATCCCTACTCATCATGTAGCGATAGGTACTGATCTCTCCGTTTGTGGCAATGATGGGCACCAGCATGTT